CGTTGTCTCGGTTGCGGATGACTATCGAACCAGTGTCAAAGCCCGTCAGCGCCGTCGGGTTGGGATTGATTCCCGCAATAGCCACGCAATCGGACAGTGCAAACTTACGAGCCCTGGCGGGGTCTACGATGCCACCAGCGTCAAGCCATGCTTCGATAGAACGCTCGGAGAACACTAACCACACGTACGAGTCGACTTCGACTGGGTATGTGATCCAGTAGTCTCCGGACCCTGGGAATAGTACAGGTACGTCCTCGATGGGTGGGAGGTTGACAGCCTCGTCAGCACCCTCGAACTTTCGGCGTAGGCAGGGCTGCACTGTAATAGTCTGGGCGGCCGAGTCGAACGCAGTGACCAGCCCAGGCATGCTGGTGTGTACGTTGGTCAAGGCGGACTGTACAATCAGGCCGAGGGATACCTCAAAGGGAGTGAGTTCGCTGGTCATGCTCGTTGATCCCCTTCAATCTTTACAGCGAACTCCCCGCCGTAGTTGTTCCCCACATACTCTACAATTTTGCATATGTGTACGCCGTTGGCATCAGTCTTCGCAGCGGCGGACTTGTTCAGTTTACCAAGCTGGGTCGCTGTCGACTGTGATTGAATCTCAATCAAACGCCCGGGTTTAATCGCGGGGTTCAGCAGGGAGTTGACCCTGACGCCCACGACCTTCCTGTTGCGGTCTGTCCGGTCTATGAGTGTCGGGCTGCCCAGCATGCCGGTGTCCGCACGGAGAACGACCGCGGTGGGCACGTTGCTGAGCCAGCCGCTGGAGTCGAGGATCTCGAGGGCACCCCATTGAATTGACCATGAGTAATCAAAGTCTTTGGTTATCTCATCAAGGGCGTCTTTAGCCCTGCCGGAGTACGACACGCTTTTAATAATGGTATCGGTGTCGAGCACCGTGTCGGTGTTGGCACTGTACCCCATTGTGGCCGCCATATCTTTTACGATCTGCTTGACCGTAGTACCTGCCGAGTACGACTTGGAGAAGAAGTTCTCGGAGAATTCTTTCTGTCCGTCGCCGCTGTATATGTCAGTCCGCCAGCCGGTGCCATCTTTCTTGTGCAGCACGTTGGTCGTCGTGCCCCGAAAGATAATTGAAACATCATCACCATACCCGGCGAGGAGTTCAACCGCCTGGTGTTTCTCCTTCAGTCGGTTGCGGGTCTCAGTCGAAAGATTGTAGACTGAGATCTTTGCTTGGTTCGGTTTGCTGTCAACGGTGGCTTTGACATCGAAGTCCATGTGGAGATCTTTGATCGTAGTCGATTGATTGTCAGTGGTGAACACTGTCAGCTCGAGCTTGGGATCAAATAATAGCGTCACTACTCTTCTCCACATAAACCAAAAGGAAATCATCCCCGAAGTTATCGAAGTCTGGATCCCTTTGTTGATCATTTTTGTCAACGACGTACAAGGCGCCGAGGTCAATCTCGGCATACGGGTGCAGCAAGTTGGGGCCCGTCACGAGCTTGAGCCCCGGCAGCGCTACACTGTTGGTCACGCCTTGTAGGTTGAGATACCAGGCGCCATCTGTTATATTCCACCGCAGGGAGAGGGCATAGGTGTTCCCGTCGAGCTCTACATTAAACTTGCTGCCTGGGTCATTGGTGACTGGTATTTCTAAGACTTCAGTTGCCATTTTAACCTAATCCAAAAAACTCAGCGCCCTGCAGCAGCAGGGACTTTGTCTTTGTTTGCTTAGTACCTTTGTCAACTTCTTGTTTGGTCTTCTTATCTGAGTCGTTGTCCGGCTTCTTGGCCTTTTTCTTTTTTGGCACCGCCGCCTCATCGACCCCAGTGATGAGTGAGGAGACAAAACGAATCTCCCGCAGGTCAACCCGAAAGAATAAAGCCATTGCAGTGTTGGGGGTCTGGTCCATTCTTAATGAGGTGATCGTCATAGACTCATACTTGTCAAGGGGAGTGACTACGTCAACCACCTCGCTTGATTCCATGATCTCTTTGAGTCTGTCACGCTTGTCTTTCCATGAGTCGAAGCCGAGCGTATTATTGAGCGCTGCAAACCCGACGGCCGAGGCCGATAGGTCGGTGTCGGTCAGGATACACTCAAGGGTCACGCCGATGGGCCGGGCGACGCGGGCATCAGTCACGTCGAAGCCCGACTCAACTGGGTGCTCAGTCAAGTTGTAATCATAAACAGGAGTCTCACTCCGCAGCACGTCGATCGGGAGGTCACCGATCAGTACCGGATTAATCCCGAAAAAATCTCTAAGCTCTTGGACGTTGCGGATGATTGCCATGTTAGTACACCACTCCCGTGTCGTTCGTATCTACCGCCCACCCGGCGGCCCTATCAAGCTCTTTCTTGACTTGCCTTGCTACATCCTCAGCGCTCATGCCTGGAGGTAGCTGCATCGTGATGGGGCTGTTTACGTTGACGTTGTTTGTCCGGTTGCTGTTGTTGATAGCTCCCGCCGCGTTGGTTGGTGGGGGTCCGCCGAAAGCTGTCGGGACTGGGCCTATCAAAGGGGACCTGTTGCCTCCCGTTGCGCCGACTCCCTCACCTCCGGTGAGACCGAAGAACCTTTTTGCTATCCTACCCAATGATTTCAGGTCATCCCAAAGGAAATTAAAAAACGTTTTCCAGTTCGTTATAAACTCCCTGAAGTCTTGGATTATGAAATCAAATATTTTTGGGATCCACGTCCTGACAGTGTTGTCCATATCGACAAGCATCTTGTCGAGGTCCTCTTTAGGAATCCCGAAGAGCTGACCGAAGAACTCGATTGACGCCCCGATGAACTCCTCAAGGGTCGCACTGACCTTACCCGCAACAGACTCGTTGCCTTGGTAGAAGTTCCAAAGGTCCTCGGCAATCAGAGCCAGGCCGATGCCGACCGCAGTTGATAGGTCAGGTAACTCCCCAGCCAGTGCTTTAAAAATACCTTTGGACGCGCTGGCTTGTTTGGTCGCTTTCATAAAAGATGCGAGTCCAAGAGCTGCGGACGCGAACATCTTACCGGTGAAGATAGTCGCAATCAATCGACCAACATTACCAAGCCCTCCGAGACTCTCGACGAGGTTGCCTACAAACATCACGAAGTCTCGGAGATGTGGAACGATGAACTTGATTGCGCTGGCCAGCTGCTCGACGAATGTTCTGAGCCTGGTCTTTAAGATCTCCCGGTTGGCTGTCACCCACCGGATGAACTCATTGATCATCGGGGTTAGTACTTCCCCAAGGAGCCCGGAGAACTGAGCGCCTATTGACCGCATGACATGGGTGAAGTCCATCCAAGACGCAGTGAAACGGATAGCCCCCTCCCTCGCTTCTCGGTCAAGGAGGTTGAGCTGCATGCGCCTCTCGACGATGTCCTCAAGGTCCCCGTCCATAGTTCGGAGGAACCCGAGGACCCTATTGGCCTCACCGCCCATCAACATGTCGACGGCTGAGACTGCCTTTTGCTGGTCGGCCATCCCCTTGGCGGTCGACATGATCTTGAGGAACTGCTCTTCGGGAGCAAGGTCTTTAATCTCTTTAAACCGGAGTCCGAGGATCTGCAAGGACTCCTCAGCGGATATGAACTCACCCAGGCCTTTGAGCTCACCTAACTTGTTGTTCATCTCCTCGACGAGGTCAATGACTTTCTCCCCGTCAAACCCAAGCTGCTGCATGATGCTATCCCATGCATCATAGGACTCGGCGGAGAGGCCGACAGACTTCGCAAGATTGGCGTTGATTGCCGTCTGCTTGTTGGTGATTACAGCAAAACCAACGGCCGCAGCAGTGGCCCCGGCGATTGCGACCGCAGCCTTCTTGGCCATGTCCGCAACCGTGTTCATCTGCTTGGAGAACTCTTTGACGTTGTCGTCGTCGACGTCCCACCTTAGCTTCGCAACGAACTCTTCAATTATGGTGGCCACTATTTAACCTCCAACCATTTTTGATACTGTCGATCGATCTCTTGTTGCAGCTGCATGAACTCTTGACGGTCGAGAAACTCAATATTCGTCCACTCGTTCTCGACGATGCTAGGGTCAATACCGTAGTATTTTGCAACCATATAGTTCTCAATCTGCCAAGGGGCTAGACTGTTTTCTGTTCGTCGCGGTTCAAACCCTGAAGAATTCCTTGGAGACCTGAACCGCTTAGAGTCTCCTTCAGTTTTAAAAAAACTTTTGGGTAATTGAGCTGCACCGCGTGGAACACTGCGAGGTAAAGCTCTTCAGGTCTATCGGTGAAATAGTCGGTATCGTTAAGATCCTTTATTTCCGTACCGTCAAGGAAAGAAAACTTTAGTAGGACCTCGGCAAGATCCCAAACAGTGTCAAAGTCGAGGGTCTTGATCGCTTTAAAAACCGCGTCAGTCTGGGACGCCCCCTCAGCCACTGCAATGTCAGCCACGGCCGACACGACAGCGGTGAGTACATTGTGGAACACCCGGGCAGCATCCTTACGGATGAGAGCTTGAAAGATATATTCTTTCTCGCCCTCAAGGGTTTTGACTGTTGCTTTGAGATCTTGCCGAATCGTCATTGATTAAACCTCCGCGGCCCCTGAATGTACAATGGTGCCTTTTACAAAGTTGAACACATACTCCGGCTCAGTGGCTTCTTTGCCACGAGTGAAGTCGGGAACCTTGGACAGTGTGCAGGAGTCGGCGAAGAAGAGAGCAACTTTAGATGTCTTGTCTGTCACAGTTATCGGGAACGGTTGATCGGCGGTGTCAAGCGCCATGATGAGATCGTGTGTCGGGGAGTAGTCGGCGAGCCGCACGGTTACAGTTCCGGAGGCATTCCGGTTTCTGATGTGCCGGCCTTCGCCGTCGGTCCCTACATGCACTGATCGTTTATCTTCGGTAAAGGTCGCGGTAATCATCTCGCCGTCAGCGAAAGCCCTGGCGATAACAGCCCCGAGAACCACAGTTACTTTTTCCGGGTCGTATTGTTTCAAAGCCATTAGATACTCCAGGTCCCGGTGATGACATAGTCATTAACCGCGCTGTTGATGTACCCCACAAAGGCATCGTCGATTGTCATAGTTCGAGTGGCCCTATCCGCCGAAGAGAAACTGTCAGCGTCAGGGATGGTCACAGTCCAAGGGAATTCCTCAGTGTCCAGCAAGATGCCGCGGGCAATCGCCTCGGCGCCCACCTCTCGGATCCTGTTCTCAACCCTACTGAGTGTCGGGTTGTCGAAGGCGCTCAGGGGTTGATTGAGTTGATCAGTGAAGATACCTTCACGGATGCGGGAGACAAACCAGTCTCTTGCGAGCATGACCCTTTTCTCCTCGCCGCCGGACGTGATGCCATCGTACAAGTAGGTATTCGAACCGATCGTCTCTATCCAGGTGCAGCTTTTAGTCGCGAGCACCGAGCGCTCGGTCGTCGACAAAGTGCCGCTCCCGCCGCTGTCAGTCACTCCGGAGAGCACCTCAAACGCGAAGGAGGTGGTACCCTCGTCAGCAGGGAGAACACAGCCAGCTACTGCGGCGTCGGGGAACTCGGTCGTCTGCTCGGTGTAGATACACATCGTGCGTTTGTAGCTGAGGGCCTCGAGCTGATAGGGCACGTCGGTCGTACTGGCCGAGCTTACCGCGTTGGCGTCAGTGATAAAGAGGTCAAGCAATTTCTCCTTAGCCTCGATGTCTGCAGCCAGGGCGACTTGCTGGGTGTTGGACTCGCCACGGATGTGGACGTTGTAGAATGTGTCATTCACCGCTTGGATAGCAGCCAGAGCCGCCGTAGGTTCCTCAGCGTCAAACCCTGCGACTGCTGCGCCGTTGGCAGAGTCGAGGAAAGCAGCAGAGGTTAGGTCGGTACCAGTGCCCTCAGATTGTAGAGTGACTGTCAGGGCGGAGGCCCCAGTCGTTGACATCCTTAAATTGAGCCTGCCGAGCGCGTCGTACTCGAAGGTCGACGTGTCGAGACCCGTAATCGTCGGGGCTACGAGCGCCGCCAACTTGGCGGTGAGCACCGTTGGGATCTGAGCAGCACTAGTGATTGACGAGAAGTCGACCGCGGTTATTGACTCGGTGTTGGTCCCGTCGCTGAATTCAATAGTCCCGTCCGTGATCGCTTTCCATACGGTGTAGTCGGTCTCGAGAGCTGGCCCGCTGTAGGTGTACGGGTTGGTTGCAGCGCTGAACCATCGGCCGAGCATGAGCTGGGCAGGTACGCGCTTTTGAGCGAAGAACACGTTCGCATAATTTCGAGGCACAGTGCCGGAGGTGAGATCAGTGTAATCCGATTGAGATACAATAAGCACCCTCTGATCGGGTAGTATCTGATCGTCGTCTACCATAAACAACTGCAGCCCGAATGTCGTCTGCGTCGCGACTGCGGTCTGCAGAATCGCTTGTACATTGACATGGTCTTTAATTGTTGCCATTGTTTAAAACCCCTTTCAAGGTTTGATTGTTATTGTATCTCCGTCGAGGGTACCCGAGATCGAGTAGTCATCCCAGACGTAGTCGCTTTGTATTCGTGAAGTCTCAATGAATGAGTAAAATGTAAACTCGGCTCGGTATCTCGGTTCGAAGGTAGTATCACCTAGGCCAGTCAGGTCCTGGATAACTCCCGCGCCGATCAAGGTCGTGCCGTTTGATGTAAAAATCGCTTGGACTTCTGGGTCGGTATTTGATTGAGTCAGTTTCGGCAATATGGTTAAACCGTCGGGACCATAGACATTGACATCAACACCGACGATGTACCGGCGGGTGTCGGTGACTTCCAGACTATAGCCATTTTGAATATTGTCGATCCGTGAATAATCCGCTGGCTGCAATGATATGATTTGCCAGGTCACGAAGGACTCACTCGGCCGGGGGCCGTTTTGATTTGCCCGAATGATTTTCTGGCTATTGTAGCCGGTCACCAAAAAAAGCCAGTCGTATAAAAGTCCGTTGTTCATGATGGTGGATCCGCCGGAGTGTAGTCAGTCTCCCGCATCACTGCGCGGTAGAAGTTCCCGAGCACGCTCCGGTCATCTATCTGCATTAATTTATAGAACTTCCCGTCAATCAAAAAAATATCGGGGTTCTCTTTGGTGGGGCTGTCAGGGATGAGGGGCCAGATGTGAATCTCGTCAGTGATCCAAGTCACCCGGTGGTTGTACTTGCGCTCCCCTTCAGGCAGCATCTGCAGCTCATTAGAGCGCAACGGTTGAGGCGCGATGATCTCTACTGCGGTCTGGGAGGGGGTCGCGGGCGTCCACTCGCCATCATCGTAAGAGCTCCCGCTCGTGCGGTACAAAGTCGCTGAAATCTTTTCGCTGTTGAAATACGATAACATTACTTGACCACATCCCAGCTGATTGAGTTCTTCAGTTCACCAGTATCGATAAGCGGACTGCTTGATTTCTTTTTATCCACGGTAAAAGGGCTGTTCGGCGGCGACTGCAACGAAACAATTTTCTTCTGCACGAGGGCCATCGCCTTTGTCGCAATTATTTTTTGCGCCATTTCATGCGACAACTTGCCTTTGATGATCAGCTTGTAAAGCCGCTTGACCATCCTCTTAAACAGGTGCCGGTTCTCCCGGATAGTCACCCGGAGGAACGGACGAGCCGGCGCCCACTTGGTGCCGAACTCATTCCAAAATGCAATCTCCGCAACGGTCTGGCCACGGGTGTTGTTAGAGTGCTCACCGGTACCCGAGAGGACCCCTACTTTGATGTCGAGCAGTTTCTCAAGTTCCTTTTGAGCGCCCGGCAGGCCGGGGCCTTTAGTCACTCTTTTGATCTTCACACCCATTAAGAGATCACCGTGACCGACTCAGCAGTTACCGCGACGGCGCCCATGCCTACCATCATCATTAGACGATAGTACTCTTGGCCGTATGAGGTCGCATTAAAAGAGTTCGCGTCTTTGTTGGTTGTGAGATACGAACCGAAAGAAAGCGAGACATCCCCGACCGCCTTAGTAGACAGGGGGCCTCCCCCCTCACCTTGACCGGTGGAGGTCTGCTCGCCAATGTATAACAAGTGGGCTGTCAGATAAGACAGCCCCTTGTCATATAAGTCACCCCAGCGGTCCTCGTCAAGTTCAAGTTCAGCATCATCAATAAACAGTTGGATGCGGGCATCCGCAAGCGAATCGAATTCGGGAAAGCGCGTTTTGAATTCCGCTGGGGTGATAGACATGGTTTAAATCCCTATCCAGAAAGCGAGACTTTTCGGGTAGTAAATGTTGAGCCCTGCGAACTCACTGGTCACCGGCACAACCATTTCAAGATTCTGCTCTTGGGCAGGCAAGAAAGTGATGTCCTCGGGGATCTCGAGTTGCAACTTCGAGGGATCCGGGTTGTAGATCATGAACATGTCCTCACCGCCGGAGCCTGCAGCCTGCATCTCCTGAGACGCTACGATCTCTTTAATGAAAGGACTGTTGGCCGGGATCCACTGAGCGATGTTCATGTCACTGCCGGTTGCCCTGGGAGTCGACCAGAGGAGGTTCCATTGAGCCGGGGGGCATACGAGGCGGGAAGGTTTTTCAACTTTCTGAGTGCCTTCGTACATCACGCTGCAAGCGTTGGTAACGTCGAGGATGATCTCGTCGGGAGTCTTGTCAACCCACACTTTAGTGGCTGAGGCGCCATCGGCAACCGCGGTCTCCGTGATGTCAGTGTTGCTGAACAAACCGGGGAGGTTGGACTCGGCGTCGCCATTGAAAGCAACCTCGTTCATCTTCTCCTCAATCGCACGCCGTGCAGCACCTGCGCGCCGTTGGTCCAGCGAGAAGTTGGCCATGCTGGCCGACTTGATCTCCTTCACGGAGTAGCCGAAACTGGCGGCGATAGTCCGCACGGGGATGGTCGTCTCTTTCCCTGCGACGTCTGCGCGGGGCAGGTCGCTGGAGTAGGAGTTGATGATGTTGGCCGTGCCTACAGAGTCGTAGGTCCGGTAAGTGATTGTAGTCGCCCCGGGGTTTACGTCCGAGTTGACGGGGAAGAGCTCGCGGTACATGAGGTCGCCGTATTGGACATCATATGTTTGGCTCTTAATGTGCTCAAGTTCTCTCTGAAAGAAAACCGCACCAGTTGCATCGAGTAGTTTAGGCATCGATCATTATCTCCTACGTGGTTGGTTCCCACTCGCCAGAGGTTGAGTTATAGGTCAAGGTTTG